ACCGGGTGACGCCGTGCTGGCCTTGATGATGCTGTGCCACGGCACCCGGATCGGCGAGACCCGTCAGGCCCGTTGGGCCGACATTGCGCTGACAGAGCGCGAGTGGTTCCTGCCGGCCGAGCACACCAAGACGAAGACTGAGCTGCGCGTGCCGCTGACCGATCAGGTGTGCGGGCTGCTGCGTCGTTACCGTGACCGCCAGGCCGCCCAGGGATATGAGGGGGCTTTCCTGTTCCCGTCGCGCCGTGGCAAGCCGCTGAGTGATAACCAAGCCAGTGCCGTGTTCACCCGGTTAGGGCAGGGCGCCTGGACCAGTCACGACTTGCGCAAGGTGGCCCGCACCGCCTGGACTGACCTCGGCGTCGACGGACACATCGGCGAGATGCTGCTCAACCACTCGCTGGGCAAAATCGCCTCCACCTACATCAACACCCAGGCCAAAGAGCAGCGCCGCCTGGCATTGGTGAAGTGGCATGACTGGTTAGATGAACGTGGCTTCAAGGCGATTCACGAGCAGACAGGCGTTAGATATGAAGATTCGCAAAACCTCGTAGGCGCCTTGAACGGCGGGGCCTGCGAGCCAGAACCACAATTTGTTAAGGGCGAGGTTTTAAAACGTGCAGAAACGACAGGGGCCTGGCTTTAAGCGGGAACGGATCGAGCTTGAACCCTGCTCGATCTGCAAGGGTAAGGCGGTAGTAGACGGGGTGTTTTATGAGCTGGTTTGCACGGATTGCAACGGCTCAGGTTGGGTTGTTCAGGGAACTAAGTTGGTGCTTTCCGTCGATGAGCTGGTCACTCAATTGAGTTTTAAATTGCAGCAGAAGCAACGTGAGATTTCAGCGTTAAAGACGCCTCCAGCACCAATAGGGCCACAGAGCCAATACGAGCAACCAAACCGCCTGGGAGCAGGTGGAACAAATTACACAGGGGATTGAGAACATGATGATTCGCAAGCCAGCAGGACGGCCATTGGGAGATACCGAGTACTTGCTGGAACAGTGGGGCTGGTGGAGAACGGATGGGATGGGTGTGCCTGGTTACGTTTCTCCTACTTTGGCGCTGATGCGGCAGGCAATGACTCAAGTGCCGTCGTCCAAAAATTATTGCATCACTGACGACTGGGCAATTGCCATCGACAATGCGGTTGCTAGGCTCCATCGTAGGGATCAGCAGATGGGCGACATAATTTGGCTTTACTATGGCGCGAAGTGGCCTATGACCCGAGTGGGTAAGCACTATGGGATCAGTGAAGGAAAGACAAGAGAACTGGCAAGGGCTGGAACTGCATGGGTCGATTGCGCTATAAGTGCATTGCGAGAGGTAGCATAAAACTTATTTGAGAGTTGGGCCGCCATTAGGGGAGGCCCTTCTTAGATCTACGATCTAAGAGCTAAAGCTCTCAGGTTGCTTGACAGAACTCGACTAAGTCGCTTCTTCCTGATTTGTATGGCTTTGTTTTTCTCTCTGTCAATAAGTTGTATAACTTCCGATATCCAAGCTCTTTCGCTTTTGAGAGAGGAGGAAAGTTGCCCTGATGAGTATCTTTGTTCTAATCCTCGACTTATGTGTCGCCAGTTCTGTGCTGGTGATCCCATCCATTCCTGCACAAAGTCGATGGGCTTGATGCTCGGCATAATCTCGATGTTTGCGAATTCGTTATTTCCACCATTAGTATGGCTGATTTTTTCAGCGAATTTAGCACCGTCTGAAGACATTAGAGCAATTAGCGTCTTGGCAAATTCAGGATAGCTTTGTACTGTAGCTCTGCTTTCGGCTTCCCTGAAGTGGCCGGTGACTCTTGAGAAGTGCGGTTTGTAGCTTTCTTCTACCCAGTAAGTAAATCCGCCGAAGCCGTCGGAAAATGCCTCTCCCCATACTTGGAGGTGGGCTCTTAATGGCTGTATTTTTTTCTGGTCAAGAAGATCTTCTATGTATTTTTTGCAGTCCTCTTCTACTTGTTCAAAGCTTTGAGGTATTAAGGTCATCTCGGATAGAAGAAATCTGAGAGCGAATAAATGGAACATTTCGCCAGGGGTGGTAGTTGTTCTCGCTTCAAACTGACTAATGAGCTTTTCTGCTGCCGTACGTGAGTCTGACTCACTCAGTTCATCGAACTTCATGAAGACCATCCACGCAGGTAAATCGGCAGCCTTTGTAAAATACAGACTTTCATTCAGCGACTCGTGGACTAAGGGTGTAGAATAAATACCTTTGACGAGCAATAGTATAAGCACATTGTCATTCAGGATTCGATTTCCTAAATCGATGCTTTTGTATCTCTCGACCGCATCATAAATAGCAGGGCGTGCGGTTTTAGGGTCCCTATTTGCAGCCATTTGATATCTGAATATGGTATCGGATCGATTTCTAAGGTTGTCTTCATCTAAACGGCCTGCTCTGACTTCCAAACTCAGCGCTACAAAAAGGCTGCTAAACTCGACTAATGCCTCTTCATTCGATTTGTGTTGGGATGTTAAGATGTCTAATAGTCTGCTAAGGTCTTCTACAGAGTGTTTGAGGATGCGAAGTGAATATGTTGCTGACTCGTTAAAAATATCTAATATAACTTGTTTGAGTTTTTTTATAATTTTTGCGGTGGCTGTGTTTTTTATATCTCCTGCAAAACTGTCAAATGCTTGCGAGGTTTGAGGAGTGATGACGATAGTTTGGCCAAATACCTTTTCTTTAGACCCTTTAAAGGTATCAGCGATTTTTTTGTCATGTGCAAGTACGATTACCCTGCACTTATGATGCTCTACATATTTGTTGAATATTCCGAGTAAATCATTTGTGTCAATCTTGCTCCTTTCAAGATCGTCAAAGACAATGATTTTGTCGTTTTTTACATGATCCCTTATAATAGCATTCGCTAAACCTGCAACTAGTCCGCCTACGTTTACTGGGCCGGCCCCAGCTCCGTCGGTAGATTTCGCTACATTTTTCGTAAGGGCGAGCCCTGGATGCATTTTTGCATAAACAGTTGAATAAATTTCTTCTGTGGTTTGTGATCCGAATAAGCTTATGTAATAAATTTCTTTCTCTTTTAATATCTGTGTTATTTGATGTGTTTTGCCTGATCCCCAGTCGCCAGTTACTAAGGCAGCGTATCCAGGGTTTGTGAGTTGTTTGTAGTATTCTAGATAATCCTTTAAGTGTGATTGGCTGCAAAGTGAGTCGGTTTTAGGCGGAGATTCGTTGTTCACGTTTATGACTTCCATGCTCTTTAAGGGGGGGCGGTACGTCCATTGGTAATTTACCGTTTATCGATGGAGTAAAAAACACTTTTCCGCGCGGAATACATCTGTTTTCATTGCAGCGTGAATTGCTGTGAACGCAGCGAAACGCTTTCAAAGCCCGGCCACTGAGCCGGGCTTTTTGTTCCTATTTACAAGCCCTGCCATTGAGCGGGGCTTTTTTGTTTTCGGCCCCACACCTGTCTCCTTGCCTAAAGCGGATGCCAGCTACGTGGAGGCCGACCTATTTGAGGACTCAAGATGAACTCCGAGCATCAGGCATTGACCGATGTGCCTTTGTGGTTGTTGGTTCTACTAAGCCTAGCCGGTTTGTCTGGAGAAATGCTGAGGGCATCGGGCAGCGACCTTGGTCTTCGCCAAATCCTTCAGCGTGTAGCGTTACGCTTTCTCGCTTCTGGACTACTCGGTATGGCCACGTTGCTGCTCGCGATGGCTCTATGGAGCAACCTCTACCTGGCAGCCGGTCTGGGTATCGTAATCGCCGTGATAGGTGCAGACGTTGCAGGTGGCCTCTATACGCAATTTTTGGCACGCAAGGCGGGTGTTAGCGACTCGGCTTCAGGCCGCACCACTAACAGTCAGTAGATCGATAGAGTAGGGGCGGGACGATGTTCAAGGTCGACATGTCGCTGGATGCGTTCCCTGTTTCTGCGGGCATGCGTGAGTTAGAGAAACGACAAATTCCTTTCGTAATGGCTCGTACCGCGACCCTGTTGGCTCGACGGGTCAAGAAGGGTTCTATCACGGTGATGCAGAAACGCTTGGATCGACCCACCCCGACCACGCTGAATAGCCTGTTCGTGAAGATGGCCACCAAGACGCGAGCCGCCGAGGTCTATTTCAAAGACTCATGGGCGTCTGGCATCCCTGCTGATACTTACCTACAGCAGGCGGTGAGCGGTGGTCTGCGGCCTCACAAGCGTTTCGAAAAGTCATTGATTGCGCGCGGCATCATGCGCAGCGGCCAATACGCAGTGCCCACCACAGCATTCATGAACCAATACGGCAACGTGTCTCGCGGCACGATGTTGAAGATCCTATCGGGCCTTGGAGCTGCTGAGTCTTCGAGGGGCTATCAGGCGAACGCTACCGGTAGCGCCCGAAGTCGTCGCAAGGGCAATGCTCGTCGTTTCTTCGCTGGTGAGATCGACGGTACGCAGGGTGTGTGGGAGCGCAAGTCGCTGGGCAAGGGCGATGAGGTACGGCCAGTGTTTATCTTCAGTGATTCAGCGCCCAGGTATCGAACCATTTTCCCGTTCTTCAAGATCGGGCAGAACATCGTCAACGCGAACTATCAGGCTGACGCAGCCACCGTCTGGGCTGAAGCGATGGCTTCGGCTCGTTGATGGCTGTAGTCGACGGGAAGTGAAAGAAAAGGTGAAGAACGTGGCCTTTTCTTCGATTTTATCGCCTTTTTTCGCTTGACAGGTAGGCCGAGATGAAAAACCAAAGGTACTCCCGGACCCCCACCCCTCATGGGGGTAATTCGGGCCCCGCGTCTTCGCTATATATGACCCATTTTCAAAGGTTGGTTGTTGTGTAGTTATGGCTAATCAATCGATCACCCGTAAACCCGAGTGGCTGAACAAGTCGCGCATGGCGGACAGCCTCGGGATTACCACGCAAGCCTTCGATAAATGGGGCGTTACGCCCATCGCCAAGATCGGCCGGGAGTCGTTTTACGACGTGCGTTCTGTGCTGGATAACCGGCTGGTTCACAAGGGCGAGAAACAACAACCGCTCGATGACGACGGCCAACCCATTGATCCGCTGATTGAGTACAAGCAAGCGCAGCAGAAGCTGAGGTTGACCACTGAGCAAGCCGACGCCCAAGAAATGCGTAATCGGGTGAAAGCC